CTATTCCATGCCCAGCGCGGACAGATAGGTCTGGAGGATGGCCTCCATTTCCTGCCGATCATGGAGCGGCATCTTTCGCAGGGCGATGATCTGGCGCATGATCTTGGGATCGTATCCGGTGGCCCTGCCCTCCAGATAGACGTCCTTGATGTCGTCGCTGAGGGCCTTCTTCTCTTCCTCCAGGCGCTCGATGCGTTCGATGAGAAGACGCAGCTGATCCGCCGCGACGTTGCCGGTGCTCATGTTCAATTTCCCTTCTGGTTGGTCAGTGCCCAGGCGATGACGAAGGGCATGACGAGGATGGTGGCGATGATGAGGAGAAGCTTGACCAGGCGCATCATTGGCCGGCGGCCTGCGCGCAGCGTGTGCAGATGGCATCGTCGACATGCGACCAGGTGGTAAGGCCATCGCCACCGTCAGGCTGATCGGTATGGGCATCCCAGCCGCAGCGCTGACACAGGCGCGGATGCTGATGCGGCGGCAGGTCGGCCAACTGGCGATAGACGGCCGCATTGAACGCCATGACCTGTTCAAGCGGCGCGATCTGCCGGAAGCGAAGGCCGGGCGTTTCGATGGCGCGCAGGTGGCGGGCGAACAGCTTACCGCCCAGTGCGGCGGCCAGCTGATCGATGGTCAGGCCAGCCGCGTGGCGCCGCATGGCAACATAATCCCAGGGCTGGATGACCGGCGTAGCTACGGTGGCGTGCCGCAGATCGGCATGGTGCATGATCGAAACTCCTGTCGTTTGGGCAAAGAGAGGGCGTCGCCGGCAGCGGGAGTGGTGCCGGTTGGATCAGATTTGGTGGAGAAGCTGGCCTTGCGGCCGGGTGGCCTAGCTGGTCAGCATGTCGGCGTTCGGCTCGCTGGGCGGATCATCGTCATTGGCGGCGCGATCATTCGCGGCGGCGCGCCAGGTGGTCATCGGCAGCATTTCCAGCGGCTTTGGCCAGCGGGACGCGCGGGTGGTGCGCAACGCCGAAATGCCGACGACGAATTCATGACCGCAGTCGCGCACGTCGCGGCAATGATAATAGACCTCTCGATAGAGCAGGGTCCGCTTGCCGATCTGTCGGGCGAAGGCGCGCTGTCCGCAGCACGGACAATCGACCGATGCCATGCGGGGCCGTTCCCCACTGACGTTTGTTTGTGGCCGCTGGCCCTTGCTCATGTGCGTACCCCCGCATTGCTCCCGCCAGCCCCATTGCCGGGCAGGAATGATCTGAGCCGGCCCAGAAGGCGGGTCAGGCGGACGCCGGCTTCCTCTGTTTCGGCAATGGCGCGGTGCACGGCGGTCGGGGACGCGCCAGGTTGAATGATCTGAATGCTGGCGCCGATGGCATCGGCGGTTTCGCGCGACACGGCGGCGATGTCGTCACCCAGTGCCGCGTGGCAGGCCATCGAGGGCGCGAGCGCGACGTCGAGTTGGCGGGCGTAGCTTTCGAGGATTGGCGCGAAGCCGCCGCCAGCCTCAATGAAAGCGCGATCGAGGGCGATCGCCTGATCAAGGGTGGGCGTGCCCTTCTTGTCGCTTTCGCTCCAATGACGCAGCGTGCGATTGGCGCGGCGTGTAATGCGCGCAGCGGCGTCCCATCCCACAAGGCCGATCGTGGTGGTGATGGCAAGAGAGAAGGAAAGGGGCGCGCGCACTTTGGTCATCAGGCGCCGGCCCGCCCCATGGCCGTCATGGCCAGCAAGGCGCTGTAGGCGCCGCCGACGAACAGAAGATATTGACCAAGGCTATAGGCGCCGCGCAGGCGCTCCATCGCGGTTTTGGGGCGCTCCACAGGTGCCGGGTTGCGGCGGGGCGGGAGTTTGATGATCGTCTTCATTCCGTTCTTGCTCCATACAAGGGCGGTCCGATCGGGCGGGAGGCGTAGCCCGCCCGGTCAATTTCCTTAAAATCTAGATCTTCGGTTCGGCGGCCTCGGCGCGTTGCGAAGCATTTTGTCGATCGCAAAAGACACGCGCATTCAGCGGCGGTAGATCGGCATAAGCAGCGTGGGGGCGACCCAGGGGGAAGACGACATGTTCGGCGGTGATCGGCAGGCCCAGCTTCAAACCGGCGGCCAGCACATGGGGCTGTTTTTCGGCCGGGATGCGGCCGACGCGCTTCCATGCGGCCACGGTAGAAGGATGTTCGTTCAGTTCCCGCGCCATGGGGCGGATGCCGTTGAACATTTGGAAGATGGTTTTGTCCGTATCCATGGCAGACCATGTCCGAAATTATCAGACACATGTCAATCGTAAATTACAGACCACAAGTGTTCGAAAATTTCGCATGGTCCGATTATGACGAGCGTGAACACCAAATTGCGAGATTTGCGAACATCTGCCTCACCAAAGCTATCGGTACGAGGTATGGCGGCTGCACTCGATATGCCGCTGGGCACCTATTCGGCATATGAATCTTCGCGATATAAAAAACCGCTGCTGCCATTAGATTTCGCCCGCCGTGTGGCGACTGTCCTTGCGCAGCATAAGGTTGATCCAGCGGAGGTCATGAAGCTGGCTGGGTTGAGTGGCGAAGAAGCCGAACCCGAAGCCCGCGAGATCGAAGCGCAACGGCCTGCCTTCATCAGCATAACCTTGCCCGTTATCCTGCCTAGTGAAGTCGCCCTGCGCGATATGTTCCGCAGCCTGCTCGTTCTGGTTCCCGAGGGTGCGACGAAGGACGAAGCCGCTGCCATTCTTGCTCGACGGCTGCCAACTGGTCTTGCAGCGTGCGGGCCTCTCTCGCTCGATCAAGCGACGGTCGCATCGCTTGGAGGCGGTGAAGCTGTTCAATCTCCCGCCACAGATCATCGCGAACCGCCGCCACCGTCGCGCATCTAACGGTGCATGATTCGCAATGATCATCGCATCCCGGCGTCAATCTCATGGCCTTCCCGCTCAACTCCACCGCCTCAATGTTCCCGATTTGTTCTTATTCTGACCAAGCGCGACCGAGTAGGAAAGCGGTAAATGTGCTGACAGGATTTTTCCTGTTTCTGTGCCGGAATGAGGCGGTATGATGTGCGAAATATTTGAACGGAGTGTGATCCAGATCATGGCGATCGAGGCCGCTGGCGTGGAATTGCTGCCCTATTTTCATAGGGGGATTGATGGCCAAGACACCAAAGCTGGGGGAGCGACTTTGCCCGCAGTGCAAAGAGATCATTCAGGCCGACGCGTCGATCTGCAAACATTGCGGCACGAAATTCACGGATGAGGAAGTCGCGGCTGCCAAGGCCAAAGCCGCGAAGGGCAAGCGTAATCTGGGCTTCGGGTGCCTTGGCCTGGTTCTGGCTCTGGGGTTCTGCACCTATGTCGTCGGGGGCGATGATCCGGCCAAGAAGTTGGCTAGCAAGACGGTTGCGGGTGCCGATCCCCAGATAGCCGAAGTCCATGCCTATGACATGACGAAGCACGGCGAAATCAAAGTCGATTTCGATCAAATGTGGAGCGCCAAGGACATCCCCATCAAGGCGGCTATGGTTGTCGAGGCCGTGGGAAAATCCATCAAGGCCGGTGCCACTGATATGCCGAAGTCGACCGAGACGCTGACCTTCTGGTTCACGGCACCATCCGTCGATGCATATGGCAAGGATGGTCGAAACAAAGCGATCCAGTTCGACATGAAGGCAGATGACCTGCGCAAAGTCGAATATGGGAAAATTGCGACGACAGGGCTGCTGGAATTCGCGACCGGTGTCGAAGTGCGCCCGATGGCGCGGGACGGTATCGCCGACTACTGCGCCGGAAATGTGCGGGAAAATCCGCTTTTTTGCGCTGAAGCTGATTGAGGCTCGGCGGGCGGATTTTGGGCCGCGTTTGGCCGGTAGCGGAAAGGCGGCTTTCCGCTACGAACATATGAAAAGCAGCCACTGCGGCATGCAATAGGCGCAGAGACGTCGACCGGGTGAGTTCTGCTTTCCTTGGATCCATCGCCGAACCGTGCGGCGGTCCGATGCAGCCGGCGCGCCGGATACTGGACCTGGCAGCGACTAGGGGGCAGCCAACTTTGCTAGCACCGTGGGCAACACCGTTGCAACGAAAGTGCGCGCCGTCGCGGCAAATTCTTGGTCCGCCGACGTTTCGTTATTACGCAAATCGTCCGCGAGCACGTCCCGCAGCGCAGCGGTCTTCGCATTTTGAAGAATGAGTACCTGATCCATCAAGTACTTGATTTTCTCCGCGCGGCGTTCGAGCAGATCCGGACGATTTAGACGCAGCTTCCGCTCTGTATAGAGAGCGTCCACATCGCTCGGGTCCGGCATTATCATCGGGCCGAGGATCGTGAACCGAGGCTCTGGGTCGCCTGCGTAAGGATCAATCACACCTTCAGCATCGCCTTTGTAGGTGTTGCATCGATCACAGGCCAAAGTGAGATTACCCCACTTGAAAAGGTTGGCGACTGCTTTCGACTTTGGGTGAATATGCTCTACGTCCCCAAACGCTACGTGCAAGAGCTTGCTTTCGCAGTAAGCGCATTTGCCAGAGGTTTCGACGATAAGAGCAGCTTTGATATCGGCGTGCCGATATCGACTTTTCTCTGTGTCTGTAGGCTCTATGCCCGCGGCGATCTTGCTTTCTACAACGGCAGTCCAAGCGGACTCGTTGTCGGTCAAAATCTGAGGCTCATCCGCTTTGGTCAACGCGATCATGCGCCATTCTCGCTAGCGCTGACCAATCGAGAAAGCGCGTCGGGATATAGCTCGCCAAAGCCCTCGCGGGACATATCGGCACGAAGGGAATTCAGCAAATCGGTTGATATGGTCTTGCCGAGATAGGCAGTCAAAATTTCATCGACCTTTTCCTGTGCCCATTTCGGCGTGGTCACCGGAACGCCGAGCACCTCTCGGAGAATTTCGCTTGCTGTGCCACCCTTATGCACATTGTCCAATTTTACAGACGTAACTCGCCGCTTCTCTGGCAGCGCATCGACGTCGGTACCGGACGGCCCTCTTCCTGTGTAGTTCAGGACGTAGACTGACGAATCCTCGACGGCGGAAACCACGAAAGGACTGTGTGTGGCGACGATGAACTGCGCTGACGGGAAAGCAGCGAGCAAACTTGGAATGATGGCACGCTGCATCGACGGGTGAAGATGGTTCTCCGGTTCGTCCATCGTCACGACGAAATCTTCGGTGCCTTGGGTCTTAATGAACTCGGAATACAGATAAATTTGCCAAGCCATCTCGATAATAGCGTTTACGCCACCTGACGACGAATCCAGGATGAAGTCGCCGGACCGAGTTTGCAAAACCACATCAGGTATGCGGATGGCGAGAGACCTAAAGCCAATCTCTTCCGGCATCACGTTCCTAAGAACTTCAATAAATCCCCGAAAGGTATTCAGCACTTCGTTGTCTGCTTGGAGAACTGAGTTTCCCTCGCCGAACGCGGCCATCCCTATCAGCGCTTCCTTCATGCGGTAGATTGGACTGTACCCAGTATGGCCGCCGCCATATCTGTTCATAATCTCCTGGTTAAACAAGTTGTATGCCTGCGCCACCCTCATCGGCTGAAGGGAAATATTGTTTACAGGCTGATAATTGGTTAGCGCTCTATGCGAGCCGATATGCACACCCAAAACCTGTTGTTGATTATTGATCTGCAGGCCGTAGGACTGCGTATTTTGCTCATGGATGCCTATGCTGCTGCCGGTATTATTTGAGTACTGAACAGTGCCAAACTCAACAAACTGCCCGCTAAAGGCACGGGGCGGAGCGGGGTCACCCTCGAATGCGTCAGGGTCTCTATTCGCTTCGTCGTTCTGTTCCGCGTCATCTTCGCCTGGCTGGCGCAGCCCAATGTCATAGTAGAGCGCGCCGTCCTTCATGCGCCTTGGAACTGACAGAAACGGACGGTTAAACCCAAAATGCTGCGTGAAAATATTGAGTATGGTGCTCTTGCCAGCGCCATTGGTGCCAGTGATAACAGTCAGACGCGGATGAACGTCGAGAATAACTGAATCGAACTGGCGCCAATCGTGCAGTGACAGCTTAAGAAATTTCAGACCTGACGCCATTTTCACCTCAATATGAAGTCTTTTTGTAGTAGAAGATGATCTGTCAACTAGTTCTCTTCATATCCGTTGCCCTGCCTATCTCGGGCCGGGACGGCGTTCGACGACCCGCACGTCCTGCCGGGCAATTACAGACCGGGCTTAAAGTTCTAATAGGCTGCGGCCAAATCCACTTTTGCGGTCGCGCGCGTCTTAGCACCTAAGCCTCGTTAAGCCGAAATCGGCCGCAAGTCAGCTTCTTTGCTCAAAGTATTCCCGTACCGGAAGTTTGAGGCTCAACACAGTCTTTGTCGTTCACTCGCTGGGAAAGCGAAGTCTGCTTTCAGGCTTGCGGGGGGAGACGCTGAACGGCCGGATTGGGCGCTAAGTCGCCGTTTCCATCTTGAGCGCTGTCGTGAACCCGCTGCCATTGTCGAGATTATGGCTCACTTCGTTGATTAGCCAGATGCCATCGATCCCGGCCTTGATGCCGCTCACGCTGGCGCGTAGATCGACATAGATTTCGGCCCGACCGAGCGCCAGGCGCATGTCGAGCGTTGCGGGCGTGCGCTTTAGCCGCGCCTGTTCGGCGCTGGCAGCGCGGCGGGCTGACCCTTCGTCCGCAAAAGTCTTGCGGAGCCGCTTGGCGCCCTTCTTTTCGCCCACCGTAACCGACAGGCGCTTCGCCACCTTACGATCGTGCCAGCTGGCCGTCACACCAGCCTGACCATCGCGCGTCTGCCGCTGCCAGTTATGCCCGTCGCCGGCGCTTCGGCGGATTGTCAGGGTGGGCAATGCCGTGCCGCTGGTGGTGGTGCCGGCGCCCTTGCGCGCGAAGATCAGCTTTCCGTCCTTGATGGTTGCAACGGCGTCATTCTCGCGCCCCAGGCGGCGCAGGAAGGCGATATCGCTTTGCCGGCTCTGAGTGATGGTCGGCAGCGCGATCGACGCCAGATCGGCCGCTATGCGCGGCGTGAGGCCATTGCGCCCCGCCACCTCTGTCAGCACGGCGCCCAGGGTCGTATTGCGCCAGCTCTGTTCCCGGCGATTGCGGATGTCGCTGGTGAAGTCGGCCGCGCGCGCGCGAATGCGGACCTGATCGGGCGGGCCGCTATGGCTGACATCGTCCACCTTGAAGGTGCCCTTGTCGATCAGGCCCGGTGCCACATCGCGCCCCTGTTTCCAGCCCAGGGCAAGGCGCAGCGTGGCCCCTTCCGGCGGGATAGCTAGGCCACCGTCGCTGTCGTCCAGCACGATATCCAGCTGATCGGCCTCATCCCCGCGCTTTTCCGACAGGGTGAGCGACACCAGGCGCGGGCGAATCTTGCCGGTCAAATCGGTGTCGCCCAGTGTGACGCGGAAATCGGGGATGTTGGCGATGCGATCCGTCATGCCGCCGTGTCCTGGTCCGCCACGCGCAGCAGGTCTATCGCAAAGTCGATCCGCTGGGCGCGGCCATCGATCATCAGATAGGCATGACGTTCGTCGATCGCCTCGATCACATAATCGCCGAACACAGTGCCGGTGCCATCAAGCAACGGCCATGCCTCGCCCGATGCGGCCATGGTGCGCAGATCGTCGATCGACACGCGGCCATCGGTGATTTCCGCATAGACGGCGCCCGAGAGGTTGATGGTTTCCTCGCCCGGCCCGACGAACTGGGTTGCATCGCGGGCGCCCACACGGGCGCTGCGCGCGTGGCGCCAGGATGCACGGCGTTGCAGCTCATCATGGGCGAGGGTTGGCAGGTCGAAAATGAACATGCCAAGGGCCATCAGCATCAGTAATCCCCTTCGTCGCCAAAGCCGCGCCCGCGCCGTTCGCGCTCGATCTGCTCGATCGCCTTGCGGACTTCCTCCGCAATGTCGGTGGCGGATGCGCTGCCGGCGCCGACATCGATCTTGATGCTGTAGGTCACCGCGATCGGCGCCGCCGCCATGGCGCCGCTCGCCTGAGCCGCCGCCGGCGCACCGACGGCAATCGCCGCGCTACCCGCGCCAATGGCCAGGGCACGGGTCATCTGGCCCGACAGGTCGGACATTCGACCGATCGGCGCGGACGTGTTGTTAGCCAGGCCCTGATCGAGGCCGCTCATCACATGTCCGCCGATTTCGGCGAACACGCGCGACGGGGAGTGAATGCCGAGCAGCTTGCGCAGTCCATCCGGCAGCATTTTGCCGATTCTGCCCACGATCGCCGTCAGGTTCGGGAAGGCTGCCTGCATGCCGTTGACCAGGCCGTCGATCAGATGGCGGCCGATCGCCGCGAAATCGAGCGAGCGCAGGTAGGAGAGGACAGGCAGGAACGCCCGGATCATCAGCCCGAGCGGCGTGAAGTTCAGGAAGGCGTCCACCAACGCGCCGATCGCGGCAACCGTGTTGCTGCGGATCGTTTCCCACAGGCCGGCGAGCCAGCCCACCATGGCGCCCCAGTTATTGTAGATGACATAGACCAAGGCGGCGAGCGCGGCGATGGCCGCCACGATCAGCAGCAACGGCCCCAGGGCAATGCCCAGCGGCGCGGCGGCGGCCGTGATGGCGGCGAAGCCCAATGTCAGGCCGCCCAAGACGACCAGGAGGCCGGACCCCACGCCCATGAAGATCATCAGCGCCTTGGTGATGCCGGGATGTTCCTGTGCCCAGTGGCGCAGGCCGCTAGCGGCCCCTTGCACCAGCTTCGCCAGCTTCACGACGGTCGGCAGAAGCGCCTTGCCCATGGTGATGTTGAGGCCCGACAGGGCATTGGTGGCAAGACCGGTCGCGCCCTCCGTCGTGCCGATGCGGTTCAAGAATTCGGCCTGCATCGATCCGGCATAGCGGCTTTCATCGCCGACCAGCGCCAGACGGTTCTTGAGGCCGTCGAGATTGGTCAGCATCGGCGCGATGGCCGCGACGCTTTCCGAGCCGAAAAGCTGGGTGAGCAGGCCGGATTGCTGATCGGCGTCGAGTTTGCCGATGCGGGACATGACATCGACGATCGCGCCGGCGGCGTCGGTCTGCATGCGCTTGGCGACGTCGGTGGCGGACAGGCCCAGCGCCTTGAACGCGCCCTGCTGGCTTTTCGTCGCAGCTTCGCCCTTGGTCAGGGCCAGCATCGTATTCTTGATGCCGGTGGCGGCGACCTCGCTGGGCACACCGATCGAATCGAGCGTGGAGCCGAGCGCCGCGATCTGAGGCGCGGCGAGGCCCGCGACCTTGCCCAAGGGGCCGATGCGGGTGATGATGTCGGTGACATTCGCCGCCTTGCCGCCGAAGGTGTTGGTCAGCGCATTGACGCGGTCGCCCAGCGCGCGAACACCATCCTGGGGTAGTTCGAAGGCGGTGCGCCATTTGGCCATGGTTTCGCCGGCGACATCCGCGGTCATGTCGAAGGCCACGCCCATCTTCGCCGCGTCGGCGGTGAATTCCTGCAGCTGCTGGCGCTGGTCGGCCATGGGCCGGCCCATCTTGTCCATGCCGACACCGGCGGCGCCGGCGGCCGCCGCGATCTGGGCCATGCCTTCCGCCGGCACCGGGATCGTCTCGCTCAGATCGAGGAAGTCTCGCGACATTTGCTCGATCTGCGGCTTGGTCATGTTGGTGACCTTGGACACATCCGCCATGGCGCTTTCCAGCGTCATCGCCTGCTTGGTCGCCGCGACCACGGGCACGCCAGCGGCGGTGCCGGCGGCGATCATGCCCAGGCCTGCCCCGGTCGCCTTGGCGCTGATGTCGTTCAGCTTTTGCGTGTTGCTGTTGGCGCGGTTCAGCTTCTCGACCGTCCCGATCTGCTGCTTGAGCGCCTTGTTCGCATCATAGACCCGGTTCGACAGCCGGTCCTCATGGGCAGCGAGGTCGGCGACGTCGATCCCGGCGGCCTCCAGCTGGCGCTGCAACTGCTGCAATTCCTTGCCGCCGGCATCGACCCGGTCGGTCAGCATGCTCGCCTGGCGCTGCGCCTTTTCAAATTCGGTGCGCAGCTTCTTCGTCGGGGCCTCCGTCGCCTCCAGTTCGTGGCGCAGCTCCGCAACGCGGGCCTGTGTCTGCTGCAGCTGCTGGTAATCGGATGCGAAGCGCCCTTCGGCCGCCTTGTAGCCGCCAACCTGCTTCTGCAGGGCGTCGAGCGCTTTCAACTGCTTCTGGGTTTCGGCCAGGTCGCGGCGCGCGCCCGACGACGCATTGGTGATGGACTTGAGGGGCGCGGTGACGCGGTCCAGCCCCTCAAGGATCAGCTGCATGCGCAGATTACGGTCGGCCATTCTTCTTTTTCCCGGTTTCGGGCGGCTTGGCCCGTTTCGCAGCCTGTTCGCGCCAGCCCATCAGTTCAGGCAGCGTCATCGGGTCCATGACGGCGGGCGACCAGTGGAAGATGATCGCCACGTCCGCCATCGCGTCATCTACTGAGCGAGGGCATCCGCACGATGCGACTTCTGCAGCAAAAAACCGCCGATTTCCGTGCCGATGGCGAGCAGGTCAGCGGTGTCGAGATTGGCCACATCGACTTCGGTGATGGTGGGCATGGCGATGCGTGGCACGATCTTGATCAGGGCATCGACCTTGAGCTGGCCAAGATCGACTAGGGTAAGGCCGCGCAGTTCGCCCGAGCGGGGTTTGCGCAGCTGCAGCGTGTCGATCGTGGTGTCTCCCTTGATGATGGGGGTGTCGAGCGTGACGGTACGGAAGATGGGGCCGGTGGCATTGTCGTTCATGGCGATAACCTATGTGCGAGGGGAAGGGCGGCCCGGCGCACGACCGGGCCGGGGGATCAGAAGATGCCGATGGCGTTGCGGATGGCGGCGCGGCGATCGACGCCATCGACAATCTCGATGCCGGCCAGGACGTCGATTTCGATTTCGGTGCGGCCGTTCCAGACCAGCTTGTAATAGACCAGGCCCGAGGTGACGGAGAATTCCCCGGCCTCGCCGACCTCCTGGTCGCCGAACTCGATTTCCTTGTGACGGCCGCGCACGATCACTTCGACGCTATCGACCGCGCCGGTGTCGTCATCCTGATAGGCGCCGGCAAAGCGGAGGTAGACGCCGTTGACGGTGGTGACGCCGAACTGGCGCAGGATGTCGCGCATCGGGCCGCCGAAGGTGGAGGTCATTTCGAGCGCCTCCAGCCCCATGTCCATTTCGGCGACGCCGCCCATGCCGCCGCCGCGCCATTCCTCCGTCTTGCGGGTCAAAGTGGGCAGGGTGACGGTCTTGCACTCGCCGATGTAGGCGAGGCCTTCGTTGAAGAGCATCATGTCCTTGAGGGTGCGGGCCATGCCCATGGCGATAATCCTTTGATCGAGAGGGAGAGAAAGGGCGCGCGCGGGCGTCAGCCGGCCTCAGTCAGCTGGGCGGCGAAGTCGGCGAAATATTCGTCCGTGATTTCCTGGTAGAAACCGAGATCCTCAAGCGGCGGCGGAACCGTGTATTTGTAGCGGATCACCAGCTTGCCGGCCTTGAGACTGTCCACCGGATTGGCGGTTTCGTCATACCAAGCGTCAAAGCCCAGAACGACGCCGGCGGCCTTGAGATTGCGGCCCAGGCTGTTGATGGTCTCGATGATATCCTTGGCCAGGCTGGGGGTCAGCGGCTTGTCCATCGCCCAGTCCATGCCCTTGGCGACCGTGTCGGCCAGCAGCTGGGCGACGCGCACGCCGCTTTCGAAGACGAACTGGGGATCGTCGGAACAGGTGCGGTTGCCCCAGAAATAGAAGCCGCTGCTCTTGCGGATCAGCGCCGTGATCTGGGCTGCATTGAGCAGGCCGGCATCGGTGTCCTGATCCTCGATATCCCAGTGCATCGGCTGCGACAGGCCGACCACGCCATCGACCGCGACATTGGAGAGCGTCTTCTGCGGCCCGGTCTGTTCGTCGATATAGGCGCGCAGGCCCATGGCGTGCGCCGCCGCGAAGCTGGTCACATTGGCGATGGCGTCGGTGTCCCAGGCGAGAAAGTCGGGCATCAGCAGCATCAGTTCGCGCTGGCTGAAATTGGCGCGGTAGAGGGTGGCGGCTGCGACCGTCGCGCCGATCGCGCGGGCATAGGCGAAGCCGCGCAGCTTCTTGGCCACCACGGCCAGCGCGGTGGTCACCGCCTGCGTCTCCAGCCCCGGCGTGCCCAGGATGCGCGGGATGACGCCGACGTCGGCCGATGCCGACAGCAGCGCCTGCATGCCGGTGCGGACGCCTTCGGCCGTGACGGTGCCGATGACATTGCTGGCGGTTTCGGCGGCGTCCTCGCCTTCCTCGACGCGGATCAGGACGATGATGGGCCGGGTGATGTCGGCGATGGCGCGCAGCGAGCGGGCCAGCGTGCCTTCCGCGCCGATGTCGCCGATCGCCGCTTCGATGTCGCTGATCAGGATCGGCTTGTTGAGCGGATAGGCGGCGGGATCGGCGTCGGGCGCGGTGCCGACCAGGCCGATGATAGCAGTGCTGACCGCGCTCAGGGTGCGGGCGCCGGTCGATACTTCGGTGACAGTGATGCCATGCTTGAATGCAGTGGTGGCCATGGATGGACCTTTCTTCAGCGGATGAGGGGCAGGAGGATGCGGGAGAGGCTGGCGGTGGCGATGTCGCCCTTGCGTTCGGCCTCGATCGACAGGGAGGCCGCGCCGGGCCGGTCGCCGGGCACCAGCTGCAGCCGGCGCAGGCGGATGCGGTCTTCCCAGCGGGACAGGGCGAGAGCGGACGCGGCGAAGATGCGCAGGATGTTGGCGCCGGTCATGGGCTGGTCGACAAGGTCGGGAACCAGCGAGCCATATTCGCGGCGGCCCACCAGCGATCCGATGGGCGTGCCGATGATATCGGCCATCGACTGCGCGATATGCTCGATGCCGTCGAGTGTGGCGCCGGTGGTGCGATCCATGCCCGCCATCAGACGGGCGCTCCGGACTGGGCACTGCCGGCCTGCACCTGGCTATGCTTGTGCGATTTGAGGCTGATCCCGCCGCCCAGGACATCGGTGTCCGCCGTCACGGTGCCGGTGACATGCAGATCGCCGTCGATCGTCGCATTGCCTTTGATGACGGTGTCGCCGGTGATCGTGACGCCGCCGGTTGCGTCGATCGCGACGGTTCCGCCGGCGGGCAGGGTGGCGGTCAGCGCATGGGCCGCGTGATCATAGGCGATGATTGCGCCGTCAGGATATTCGATCAGGCTGACATTGGGATCAGCCGAGGGGGCAGGGCAGGCGTTAGAATAGAGGCCGACGATGGCCAAGGCAGCCGCCAGATCGCCTTCCGGCGCGAGGATCAGGCATTGTTCGCCGATGCTAGGCGGTGACCAGGCGCGAACATTGCCCGCGCGCTGAGCGATCCACGGGATGTCGCCGGTGACTATGTCGCCGCTTTGCGCCGTGCAGGTGGCATTGCCCAGATCGACAGATGCGATCGTGCCCAGGCGAAGCACTTCGCCGGCTGCAGCTTCGGGATCGGAAAAACGCGTCATGGCCGCGACCATGACGCGGAGTAGAAAAGAGCGCGCCGGCCGGCATATGGAGAGGCTGCCTCACCATATGCTGTCTCAAAAGGGTTGGCCTACCCTGCGAATCTGATAAGCGAAAAGGCAATCCGTCCGCGACGGCGGACGGATTGCTGGGTCTGTCAATATGACGGCTAATCCAGTGATCCCGGCGCCTCTTGACCAGCATTCGCACTGGGGCGTCGGGATCGACCCAGGGCATCAGTTTGTTATAAAAAACGTGGAAGGCACGGTTCGGGGAGCAGCCGGACCAGCCTTTCGGGCCCAGGATGAATGTTCTCCAGGTTCATCTCGAGGTCACCTGAGGCAGATTAAATTCGCACTTCGATGCCTGGCGCAAGCGATATGCAAAAGGGCCTGAATATAATGATGATATCGGATGACCTGCCTGCACCGTGGGAGCGCAAGAGGAATTGGATAGCGGTCGAAGCATTTCCCGCTGGCCTTGCTTATATCGATAGAGATGCGGTCGTAGCGATTTCTCCCGCTGATCATGGTTCCACCATATTCCTTGAAGGAGGTGGCAGCATTCAGGTTCCTGGCAATACGGAGCGAATATGGCAGGAGATGTCCCACCCGGGCCCTTGATGGCCTATAGCGTCAACGAATGGACGCTATGGGCTTCGGCTCGCATGGTTATCAGTAAGCAGGGATGCAACGCCCTAGAGCATGCGCGAACGCGCATTTCTGAACTGACGGCTGAAGGGGATGAGGCGGGGGCTAAGGTGTGGCGATTGATCGCTGAAAGGATCGACCTGCTGGTTGATCCGATATCGGAAGAGCCGCTTAGTCGACAGTGAAGAAGTTGAGCGGGAAGCGCGAACCGGCCTCCTACTGGTCGACCACACCCAATGGGGCTGCAATATCGATGGTGCCGCTCACTTTGACTTTCTTCGGTGCGCTACCACGGAACCTGAGATCGCCGTAGGGCACGGACAACGTGCCACCCCGCACCCAAAGGTGACAACAAGGTCGCACCGGATCATTTGGCGTCGCACCTTCGTCGACCGGGTCGATCGACGCGCAATTGTAGAGCGTTAGGCGATTGCGGCTGTCTGGAGCGCCCAGCACGCCAAAGCTGCGCCGGGCGCCTTCGACAATGATGTTGTAACCGACCGCTTCCGTCGCGGCGCCACGATCCGCCGGCGGGTCTCCGCTTGCAGGATCTTCGATCGCGCAAAAGCCTTCGCCCGTGGTCAGATCCCACTGACCCGACTTGCGGATCAGCCCATCGCGGTGAACGGTGCGGCCGCCATAGGCCGTCGCCACACCACGATCGCCGGCATATTCGTAAAGGAAATTCTCCGCCTCGCCGCCGCAGCCTTCATGGACGGATTCGGTGTCGTCGAGCGAATAGGCGCACCACATGCCGCTCATCTTGTGCCGGACCTGGCGGTCATCGGCCGAATAGCGATGCGCGCCGATCGCATCGAGGCCGCTGCCCAGCGCAATGCAGTCGCGCAGTTCGGTGTAGCGGGTGTCCGACCATTGGACATTTTCCTGCCGCGAGCCGCACAGATAGAGGTCGGTGAGGCGCGCCGAGCGCCAGTTGCGCGCCTGGACGTTGCGGGTGAAGTAGAGGATCTCCAGCCCGCTCAAGTCAAATTCCTGCGTGCCGTCGCCGGCGTTGAAGAGGTTATACTGTGCCGGGATATAGATACTGGCCAGGCGCCCGTCGCCGCCATTGGAACAAGTGAAATAGAGGGTGGGGACACCGGCGCTGGTCGGCAGCGCGCCGCTTTCGTCGGCATAGAAGGCCGGATAGTCCAGCGCATCGATCTGGGCCAGGCTGACCGTCCTGGTGTTGATGGCGGTCTGCCCCATGATGCGGGTGTGATCGAGTCGATAGCGGCGCCCGCGATGGAGCGGGTGGCGCTCGTCATCACTGATCGCTGTGCGCAGGTCGACCACGCCATCCTGCCAGATGATGTTGACGCCGTTGAGATGGCCCACGATCGAGGGGTAGGGCGGCCCAAGAATGATCTGCGAATGCAGCAGGGCATGCGACACCTGATAGACTTTGGCAAAGCCCGGCGTCTTGGTGATGGCGCCAAGCTCGTCCAGGCGCACGCCGCCCAGGACGCGCGCCTTGATGCCCGGCGCCACGCCGATCTTCACGCCCGTTTTGTTTGCGGTCGTGAGCGCAGCGGGTACGCGATAGTCGCCGCTTTCGGTGATGATGATCGTGCCCTTCTCACCGATCGCCTTATAGGCTGCGCCGACGCTGCGCAGCGGCGCGGTCAGTGCGCCATTATTCTTGTCGTTGCCCGATGTGCCGGCCAGATAGAGCGTCGGATCCTTGCGCGGCATGCGAAAGGTGGACGTGCCGCCGCGCCCGACGAAGGGCAGGGTGAAATAGAGCGAGCGGGCATTGGTGCCGCCGGTGTTGCGAATGATCAGCCGGAAATCCAGCACCGCCGCTTCGGCGATCTTGGCGACATTTTTGAGGCTGTTGACCGGCGAGACCAGCAAGCCGGCGCGCGTGCCTAGCTGGCCCGTCGTAGTGCCGCCGGCGATGCTGGACCGGTCCGCGCGCAGCTGAATCAGGTCGAAGGTGCAGCTGCTTGCGCCGCCGGTACCGGCAGCGGGCGAGGGGGTGAGGTAAAGGGGTTGGATCGACGCACTGATGACATCGCCGACATCGAGATTGGCAAGGTCGGGGAAGGTGAAGACCGTGTCCATGATCGCATTGGCCGGGCAGTCCAGACGCCAGCAGGGGATATTGTTATAGACATCGGGCACGGGCAGCACATGCGAGCCGCTGGCCGGCAGATTGCCGCTGGTGTCGGCGAAATTGACCTGGGCAGAGGTGAACCAGTTGGGCTGCTGATCGCCCAGCGCGAGTGAGAGAAGAATGTCGCGCGTCGGCGCGACGCCGATCGCGGCGAGATAGGCGAGCGCCTGGGCGCGATAGGTCTGGCCGCCATGTTCGACGACAATCTGTTCGCTGGCGTCGGGGGTGGCGAGTGTGGGTAGATCCTGAATCTTGGGCATGGGTCACTCCACCGGCCAGAGGGGATGGGCGGCCAGATCGATGGCCTTGAGCGTCTTTGCGGTCGCGGTGGCGATGTCCGCCTCGATCGCGTTAGAGGCGGCGCGGATCGCGTCGATCGCGGCAAAGCGGATGGTGGCGGCCTGTGCTTGCGCATTAGTGGCGATGTCCGCGTCGCGATCGCGGATATCGTTCATCTGCCGCCACAGCGGCGCCACCGCCTCGATCCGGCGCGCGGCCTCGCGCTTGGTGCGGGCAATGGCCCGGGCGCGCAGCTGTGCCAGCGTCGGTTGCACGACGGGCGCCAGACAGGGACGGCCATCGTCATCAGCGATGATCGTCCGGCCCTGGCTCTGTCCGTTAATCAGGGCGCGATGCGCGTCGGCGGTGATGGCGACGGCGTCTGCCGGCACCGCGTCGCCATGCAGGGCAGGGGTGAAGAAGGCACATGCACCGGGGGAGAAGAAGATATCCATATCAATATCCAAATGCGAGCCAGTCGAAGCCATCGGCCCGGTTGTCGCCGTCATCGCCGGCCTGGAAGTAGGCGTTGAAGCCAGTCCGGGTGCGCTCGCGCATCTGCACGAACAGATCGCGGACATTGCTGTCGGCAGAGATGTAAGTGATGGGGCCGGCCCAGAAGCAGGCGGTGGGAAAGGCGACGGGGAAAAGAATGGGCGCCACCAGCTCGGTGGTCACGAGCGTGCGTAAGGTGCCCGCCATGACGATGACCGGTGTGCCGGGGATGCGGAACAGGGGAATGCCGGCGTCCCATCCGCCCAGTTCCGTGAGGCCGCCGATCAGGCCGGACGGGGTCACCGCCTTGCTGGCGATCAGCCCGGCTGCCGTCTCGGCTGCGCTGGCGGCATCAACGCCCAGCACGCGGCTTGCCGACAGGTCGCCGCCGCCGCTGACCAGGCCCGCGCCGGTGATGGTGCGCGCGGTAAGCGCCGCGAGCAGCGCGTCGAAACCGTTCGCCAGAGCATCAAGATCAGCATCGACCTGCAGGCCGAAGACATCGATCACGGCTTTGAGCGTTGCCGGCGTGATGATGCGCTGAGGATCGGCGCCGGCGAGCGCTTGGGCCTGGGTGGCAAGAGCGGCGACGCCCTGCACGGTCTCGCTGGCCGGCGGCAGCAGGAAGCTGGTGTCGCCGAACATGATCTCGCCCGCCACCGCATTTTCGAAAGCGACATCGAGCGCCAGCAGGAAGAAGGAGATCGACACCTTGCGAAACAGCGGGTCATTCTGGCTGTAGACCGCAAACAGGGTGCCGTCCGACAGATAGAGGCCCAGGCCGCGCAGTTCATAGATATCGGTGGTGACGTCCTGCGCGGTCATGTGGATGACCGTCTCGCTGACCGACTGGCCCGATATGGCGTCGATCCGCTTCAACTCGCCCGGCACGCTGATGAGCGTGGGCGCCATGATGAACTGGGCCTCCGTGATGCCGACCGATATTATGCGGATGGGATCGGTGCCACCCGATTGCGCATTGACCAGCGCGTCGAGGCCGGCGGTGGTGATGATGAATTGGATCGGGTCCATCAGGCCTCCAGATAGATGCCGTCCGCCAGCAGCAGCGGTTCGCCGTCGGCAGTTTGCAAATAGGTCTCCCAGACGGGGTCCAGGGCGGTCGTGGTGTCGGTGCTGGCGGTCAGGCGGATGAGGCCGCCGGTCTGGGCCGCCGACGTCATCCAGGCCTGTGCCTGGGCGCGCAGGCGGAAGACGGCGAGCATATGGGCGCGGACCGGCTTTACCTGGGCGATGTCGCGTAGAATCTGGGTAACCAGATTCTCGTCATAATAAACGTCGCTTTGGGCCAGCAGGGGCAGTTCCAACCGGAAGTGGAACGGAGCGAGGACTTCGCGGTCGTCGAACCATTCGACGATACCTATCAGGGGATCAAATCGATCCAGGACCGTCCGCAGCGAGGCCGGCGTGCCCTTGCGGCGCTGAAACGCGATCGCATCAGCAACAGCCGCTCGCTTCACCGCCTCCGGCCAATTCGCGTCCCAGATATCGACGGACAAGCCCCAGGCCAGCCAGGGGAGATGGGATGCCGGGCATTGTTGCGGCGACCATAGCTTGCGCAATTCGACGGGTAGATCGAGCAGATCGACTGTGACCTGTTCAAGCGCCTTCTGCAGGCGCGTCGATCGTGGCGGCAGGATCGAGGTCATTCCCCGACGCCCGCGAAAGTCACAGCGACGCTGGTGCAATAGGGTGCCGCCTGACGCGATACGATGAGATCAGCCGCCGGGCGGATGAGGTCGACATTCTGGACGCCATCGACATGGAGAGCGGCAAAGATGCCCGAGCGTGTAACATCGCGGCCAAGACGGTGGCAGTCGGCGACATAGGCGGCAAGCCGGGTCCGGGCAGCATCCAGAACGATGTCGGCATCAGGGCCGCGATAGGTGTGAAGGGTTGCGACCACATCATAATTGATGATGGCCGCCGACTGTACGGTGACCAGGTCGGTCAATGGCCGGCGGGTTACGTCGGAGAGATAGGCATCAACCTTTGTCACCAGCGCTGCGCTCGCGGCCCCGCTCCCCTCGCGCGAAAGAATCGACACCAGCACTTCGCCGGGGGATGGGCTGGATGCGCTGGCGTCCAGAATGTCGGCATCGGCCGACAGTGCATGGAAAATGTAGGAACCTTCCGGCCCCGCCACGGAATAGCCTTCGGGGGCCAGCACCATGCGACGCCGGAAATCAGCATCGCTTTCCATCACGGCAGCGGCGCCGGTGCTGGGGTCCGCCGGTGTCAGGGTGAAGCGCGTGATACCGAAGATGGCCGCGATATTGTCGAGATCAGCGCCCACTGCGTGTGCGGGCATGACGGCGCGCGCCGCATCGTTGATCCGCTGGCGCAGCAACTGGGCAAAATAGGACAGGACGAGAAGCTGCTTGGTGGCCGGATCGCTCTCGCGCGTCTCGAATTCCGGCATGTGCACCTTCATCCGCGCAACAGCATCGGCAAAGATCGTGTCGAAATCGAGAAGTTCGACGACATCAGGCGAGGAGAGACGGGACAGATCGACTGCGGTGAATGTTGCATCGGCCATGATGCCCATGTCGCTCAGACGTCGGGGGCATATCCAGGGGATTTATATGGAGAGGAGGTCTCTCCATATGAACCGAGAATGATTCGCATTTCTCAATTCATGTTAATTATATTTTGCATTTTTGACGAACTGTGCATTTTTGCGCCGCCCATTCAAATGAATGGGAATGATTCGATTAAGATCGCTCCGATGGGGGTAATGAATGCTTTGGAAATCGTATACTGTTGAACGTTCAGGTGAGGGATGGGAAGAAATGCCCACGGTGCAGTCTGTGGCTGCCCGCTTTGCATCATTAGACGCGACCGACTTTGCCACGGGAGACAATCACGCCGCCAGGGTTTCTACCTTCTTTCAATGGTTTGAAGAAGCTAAAGAAGTGGCTTTTTCGGCGGGATGGCCGATATATGATGGAATCAGCATAAGTCCTAGAGTTATGTTTCTTCCAGATCGTGACGAGTTCACATATGGATTTTTGTGGTGTCATAATAATGGCAAGGAGGCGTTAATATTGTCTCCGCAACCGTTGCCATGGCTTGAAGGTCTGAACTGACGTAATGATTTTCTGACAGATGAACTTCAAATCTTTATTTTAATCATGATTGACCTTGGGAGTGAGGGCCGTGCTGTAGTTAATTTGCTATTTTGAAGCGCGTGAGCTGATTTCCCCTTGCCTATGCATGATTGTCGACCACTCCCAATTGGAAGTGCGTGGCGGCTAGGTTATACGTCAGATTATCTGACGATTTATCATGTTGCTTGACCTGCGGAGGCTTTGTGCTACGCGCGCTCGCGGTTCTGACCGGCGTTTGCAATCGGTTGGTCGGTCAGAACCGCCAACTTCTGACAAAAACGGAGGTTCGCTGGTCAGATGTATGAATCGATTTTGGATTTGATTATCTATGCCGTAGTGCTGGCTTTGGTTGCTTTCGGTTATCGCAAATTGCTTCACGACGGAAATGATCAGCCCTGACAGCAACATCGTCAGTGCATATGATCTCGTATCCAGCTTCGACAGATTCCCAAGCGTGTCATGCTCGGCAGAGCGCCTCTCTTCGACCGGTCATGCCGTGAGTAGATGCTCGTAGAGTAAGTCCAGCATATGCTCGCGATCTGCCGCACTCGCGCCCAGTAGTTCCCGCTTGGCATAGCCCATCGCCTGGGCGCGGGGCGACGGCTTGTCGCGCAGGCCATAATGGTGGATCGAGGCGATCGCCGAGGCCTTGCCCGAAAAGCCGACCCAGAAACATCGATCGTCGGCCTGGCTGCGCAGATATTTGCCCGATCCGAGGCGACGGAACATCGCCTTGCGGCGCAGGCCGCCGCGCCGGCGGAGCGCGCCGCCAGTGCGGTTGCGATGCTCCTCCGGCACCGGGAGCCATTTGACCACCTTGGAAAATTCAAAGGAGCGTATCGCGCCCGCCTCGATATCGAAGCCGGTCATCATCTGGCCACTGCCCCAGGTGAAGCTTTTCATGATCACCCGGCGCGGCGCACCGCCGCCGCCCGAGGGATAGAGGAAACAGGTTGCGCTGCGTCCGGTGACCGGCGCTGGCTTGGCCTTGCGCGGTTCAAATGCCGCGCTGGCAGGATCACGCTGGGCAGCGATGCGTGCCCGGTTCGCCTGGGCAAGGTCGCGGCCCATCCTGCGCAGGATCGTGCGGCGCTGTGACGCGCCCAGGCTGCGCAGCAGCGAACCGGCAAGCCGCTCCAGTTCCTCCAGATCGTCACTCATGGTGCGATGTCCTCGCCATTGGCGATGATCGCGGTGAAGGATGCTGTGACGCCGGGGAAGCTTTCGACCAGGCCGGCTTCGGATGGATGCGTGATGTCATAGCCGGTGCCGGCCTGGTTGGGCGTCACGACGACAGCTTCGGTCAGGTCGATCGAGATCAGCACGTCGGACAGATCGCCGTCGAGCAATTCGCATTCGAAGCCGAAAGGCTGGCTATCGTCGCGGCGTAGCAACTGGGGCTGCTCCCTTTCGATCCAGGCAAGCAGCGGCACGATGATATGATCGGCGTCGCCGGCAAATTCCCACAGGCCGACCTTCAACGTGTAGCTATAGGTAAAGGACAGGGTGCGCGATCGGCGCGCCTCCACCTGGCCGCCCTCGATCCAGACATGCAGCCGATCGGGATGCGTCTTATATTCGGGCAGATAGGCGGTCAGCCATTGCCGCAGACTGTCAGCCTTGCGCATCGATCAGCGCCCCGCGCAGGCGCCGGTGCGGACCTGCCCCTGCAGTTCGACCAGCGTGGCGCGTATCTGGCCGGCGACATCATAGAGCGCGGCCAGGCTGCCATGGCACTGGCCGCCGGTCATTTCACCGCTGGGGCTTCGCTGGACCATCGGCAGACGCGGCGGCGGCGCCAGCAGGCCCGGCGACAGGTTCGCCGTTGGCCGTGGCGGCGGCGCGGTCGAGCAGGCCGACGCCATCAGCATCAAGGCAGACATTGCGATAGACCGGCCGCTCGATGACCTTCTGGCTTTCATGGTAGATTTCCCTGACTGCGCCCTGGCGGGCATATTCGGCGGCCTGGTGTCGCTGCGCTGATGCGTCGATCTGCGCCTGCAGCCTGGTCCGTTCGGCCTCGCGGGCATCGTCCGCGCGCTTCTGCGCCGCCTGTTCCTGGGCGGCGCCAACATGGACGCCATACGCGAAGCCGGCGGCAGCCGTGAGGCAGGACGCGAGTGCGGCGGCCAGCGTCAGGCGAATGCTCATGCGACCCGGTTCCGGAACCACCCGAACACGAAATCCTCATTGGCCGCGCGGGATCGAGCGAGCATCTTGTAGCGCTCGCCCTGCGAGCTATTGAGCGCGCGGAGCATGACCCGTTCGGCATCGGCGCCGCGCACCTTCAAATAGGTGCGGAAGGTGGCCAGCGTCTTGGGGCCGATATCGCCATCTTCCTTGATGTCAGGATAGAGCTTGCCCTGCTGGTTGAAGGCGTTGAGCGATTCCTGAAACCAGAGCGCGGGAACAGCCGGCCCCATGTTGACGCCGGTGTCGAACAATTCTTCGCCCACGGCCTCATTGATCTGGGCAACGGCGGCAAAGCCGGTGTCGATCGCAAATTCCTGGCGGTAGATGGCAACCGCGGTTGCGCGCGGGAGGGCGCGCATGTCGCCCTTATAGCCATGCTTGCGCGCGACCCGTTCGGTGATGCCCCACATGGTGGCGCCGCCCTTGTCGGAGGGATGATTGGAATAGCCGCCTTCGCGGCCGATGACATTGTCGATCAGCGTTTCGATGCTCACGGATCAGTCCCCCTTGGTCAGGTAGCGGTCCGCCAGGCGCGCAGGCAGGCCGGCGAGAATGTCGGAGACAGCGCGCAGCACGCGTGGGGTCGCGTCGAAGGCGACCAGGGCGATGGCAAAGGCGATCGACTGGGCGACAAAGCCATTCCAGCCCGTCACGGCGATGATGCCGATCGTCGCGTAATAGCTAACGGTCGAGCCGACCACCCATTGCACGAAGCGCTGATGGAGCGGCAGAGCCGGCTTCCATGCCTGGGCGACGGCCGAGCCGATCAGCGAAGGGGTGAGCGACCCGACAAGGTCGGCGCCGGTTTCAAGGAGATTGCGCAGGTCCATGGATCAGTCCCAAAGTTGCGTGATGGTGCGCACGCCGGTGGCGGTGCTGGCGGAGGTTGCCGGGACGGTCACAAGCGTGCCCAGCGGCAGGATGGTGCCAAGATCGGCAAGGCCGGGATTGGCATCGAGAACGCGGGTCAGATGATCGGGGCCAAGCCCGGCCTCGCGCCACAGCAGTAGATCGAGCGTGTCGCCCTGCCGCGCGGTCAGCTGCTGCGCGCTGGCCATCAGATGAGGTCCACGATGGTGCGGCCGATCCCCTTGAGGTCGCGCAGCGCGTGCTGCGCATCGCGGCGCAGTTCGCCGATCGAGCCTTCCAGTTCACTCGCCTGGTTGGCGCCGGCATTGGTGGTATCGAAATCGCGATGCCGTTCGATCAGTTCGGCCTTGGCATAGAGGCCGATGGCGCGGCTGTAGGCGAGCACGCGAATGCTGATGCCGTCCAGCTGAGGGCCTGGCATATCCTGCAGCCGGGCATGGCCGGCGGCCTGGGCCGAAGCGGCGTAGGCGGCCAGGTCGATGCGCGCGGTCATCATCGCGCCCAGGATCGCCGCGCGCAGGCGCGCGGCCGTGATGCTGGAGGGAACGCGTTGCGCCGCGCGGACGGCCAGCGGATCGATATCGGGGAAGAAGCCGTCATTGGTGACCGCCGTTTCTTCCTCCGGTGTCGGTTCCAGATCGGCTTCGGGGGGACGGGCGACGAAGCTCATGCCGGCGACATCGCAAGGCGCGCCAGCTGGCAGGCGGTGGGGAAGGCGATCAGCAGCCAGAAGATGAGGCTGACCAGCTGGGTATAAGGAAAGCCGATCCACGCGAACTGGCGCCAGAACAGACGGCGCAGCGGGGCCGGATATCCGCCGATCATGCGGCGAAACAGCGTGAGCCGTTCGAAGATCATGCGGATATCAATGGCCATGATGACCATGACGATCGCCAGCACCAGCGCGGTCGCGATCAGGGCAATGATGGGCATCGTCATGTCCTTATCCTGCGCCCCGGCTTACAGGGGTGGGGATCGGGTCCGGTGCGGCCCTATGGCCCGAAGGCCTTCCCGCATCGCGCGATCCGCCCCTGAGCGCCGGGGGCGAGCTTGTCAGGCGTCGGCGCCCTGATCGGGCGCGGCGCCGCTTTCATCGGTTGGGGCGAGCGCGGCGAGGGTGGCCGCCTGCAGCTTGGCCGCCCGCTTGATCTTGTCCTTCACGCCAACGCGCGCGTTCAGACGCTGGGCTTCGTTGAGGCTGGTCAGTGCCGCTTGCAGTCGGGGCAGGGCGGCCGTGGCTTCCATCTCTTCGGCGTCGCGCAGATGCTCGATGCCGATCGCCTTCATCAGCTTGGCGCGGACCTGATCATGCAGGTCGATATGGGCGGTCAGGTCATCGACACGAACGAGGATGTCGGGCGGGAAGGGCTCGCCCAGGCCCTGAACCTTGAGCGCCGCATCGGCGATTTCCTCGACGATAATGGTCGCAGCGTCGCGCTGATAGCGCGCCGGCATCGCGACATGATGGCGCAGGGCAAATTCAGCCAGGTCAAGCCCGGCATGATATTCGCCGATGTCGATGCACCAGACCATCATGGTCGGCAGGACTTCGGCGGCGAGACCCGTGCCGACGCCGGCATCGGCTTCCAGCAGGCCTTTCACCCATTCGCGATATTCGGGGATCATCTCCCGCTTCGCCGCGATCTTCATGTCGATCGAGCGGATTTCCTTGAGGCGGCGCAGATCATGAGTGAGGCGCAGGCCGATCTGGCGCGCGGCGATATCGGCCTGTGTGGGCTTGGCTGCCCCCGCCGGGAGAGTGGCGGCGGGGGCAGCGGCCGCCCCACCATTGGGAGCAGACGCAGCGCTTTGGGCAGCAAGGATGCGTTCCTTGTGACGACGAGCAAGGCTCATGTGCGTGTCCTGTCAGGTGGGGAGGATAGGAGGATGGGAAAGCCGGATCAGGCCGGCTTCTTGCCCATCACGATGTTCTGCGCGAAGGCGGTGCGGCCGTAATCCTCGACCACATAGTCTTCGTTGACGCTCTCATAATTCTCGATCTGGTCGAGCGCCGGCTCATCCTTGATCTGGCGGCGGCGAGTTTCCTCCTGCCAATAGATGGACAGGTTATCGAGACTGGTGATCAGGATCGCGTCTTCGGGGAAGAAGGGCACGATCACCGCGCGCTTGCCGGCCATCTGCTTGGGCAGGGTCAGGATGCGGTGCGCGGCTTCCCGTTCGGTGGCGGTATCGCCGGCCGCCTGCAGCAGGTTCTGATATTTGTCCTTCACCAGCTTCCAGCCCACGATGACGACGAGGTCGGTGTCGCTGCGGTGCCAGGGATCGAGCAGGTCGAGCATGTCGAAGGCGAGGGCGTCGAGGTTGGCGTAGTCCGCTTCCGCCGTATCGATGTTGGTGGCGTCCTGGTCGACCACTTCGACGCCGGCGGCGACATAGATGGCGTCGGTGCCTTCGGCGGTCAGCGCGCCGTCGTCCAGCACGCGTTCGGGGGCATGGGTGCGGATCTTGTGCAGCCAGCCCTCATTGACGTCCTGCAGCAGCGGATTGGCCGTAATATCGGTCTGCGGCGCGACGGATGTGCCGTTGAAGCCGATCATGATCCGGTCGCGGCCCTGCTGTTTCAGGATGACATCGCGCAGCAGCGTCTGGAATTCGGGGCGATGGCGCCAGGCGTCGAGCTTGGAATAGCGGATCGCATGATCGAAGTTGGTCTGGCGGCAGTGGTAGCCGCCGTCATCCGTGGTGTCGGTCGGATCACCGGGCGTGCGGCGATTGCCGCCGGCGGTGTTGGTACGGCTCGCCAGCGGCCGGGTGACGGTGACGCCGACCTTGTCGCCCTGCTGCGCGGGAACGCCGACGACGTTGATCTGCTGCAGGAAGTCGCTCGACTCCTGGATTTTCTCTTCCAGCTTCTGTTCGACCACCGGGGCGACGCTGAATTTGACGGTGGCATCCTCGACGCCGTTCACCAGCGCGATCTGGCTGACATAGGCTTTGAAGAGCTTGCGGGTTTCGTTGCGCATGGATGAAGGGCTCCTGGGGGCGATATCGGGGAAGAGGGGGCTGCGCTGTGCTGATCAGCAGTCGGTGACGATCGCGCCGGCGCCGCCAGAGGCCGGCGGCCGATGGAACGTCTGGGGCTGGGGCGATCCGGCCAACTGGGCGCGCAGCGCGGTCATGTCGGACTGGATCGCGGCGACCGCATCATTGGCGGGCTTCGTGGCGGCGGCGATTTGCTTGGCGACGCTGTCGCCAAAGGCAGTCGCGAAGGCCTGGGCATCGAAGCTGTTGTCGTTGGCCGGGGGAGGCGGCGGCGGGGCGGCGGGCTCTTCCTTCTTCTTGAAGAAGGCCATGATGGATTCGCCGATGCTCTTGCCGATGGCGTCGCTGTCGATCGGCGCGGACAGGATATCGATCTGGGTTTCGTGCGCGGTGGTGAAGAGGTTGGGGCGCGACTGGGCTGCGAACTTCAGCGGTTCGGTGCCGAGCGACGCGGGCTGATCGGTGACGGCCAGGCCGACCAGATAGGCCTTGCCCTCGCCGGCGAAGTCGGGGTGGATTTCGCAGCTGGTGAACAGCTTCTGCCCGGCCTTGTTGATCGCGACCAACTGATCATTGGCCTCGATCTCGGCATAGAGGCCGAGCAGCACCTTATTCTCGCCATTGATGCTGAGCGTCACCTCTTCGGTCTTGAGCGAGGCGACGGTGCCATAGGCGTTGAACGGCTTGTCGGGGCTGTAGCCGGCAATATGCTCGCAATTGATGCGGGCGGCATAGGTGGCGGGGTTGTAGCCGGCGGCGCATTGTTCCAGCCATTCACGCTGGATCACGCGGCCATCGACGGTGGCGCCCTCGACTGCGACGCGGAAAAATTTGCTCTTGGCCATGGTTGGCTCCGGTTCCCGTGGTTGCGGGGCGCGGTGCCCCTGATCATCGGGAGCCAGAAAGGAACCGAAGCGGCTGCATCTCAAGGCGGACCATATGGAGAGGCGGCCTCTCCATATGGAGGGCAGTGCGGTAGCGATGATCGGCGCGGCATGGTCCGCCCCGATGACCAGCCAATCCCCCCAGCCCGGCGCGCCGTCTGTCCTGTGGCAGTATGATCCGCGTCGGCATGCGCGCAGCCTGTACTGGCGCGGATGGGGCGTGACGCAGATCGCGGAGGAATTCGCGCTGCATGGGGTCGTCAACGACAAGGGCGGGCCGATCCCGCGCGCGACGATCGAGGCCTGGAAACAGCGCGACCGGTGGGACGATGCGCCCTCGATCCGCAAAATCGAAGACGGGCTGGAAATCCGGCTGCTGACCCTGATCGCCAAGGAAAGGAAGACGCCCGCCGACTATGTCGAGATGGACGCGCTCAATCGGTCGATCGAGAGCCTGGCCAAGGTCCGCCGCTATGAGGCGCCCGGCGGACATGCCGGCGACCTCAACGACAAGGTCGCCAATCGCAACGCCGGTCCCCGCAAGAAGGCGAAGAAGAACCATTTCACGGCCGAGCAGGCGGAAGAGCTCAAGCGCATCTTCCTCGACGGCCTCTATGATTATCAACATCGCTGGTGGCAGGCCAAGGATCAGCGCACGCGCATGATCCTCAAGTCCCGCCAGATCGGCGCGACCTATTACTTCGCCTTCGAAGCGCTGATCGACGCGATCGAGACGGGCCGAAACCAGATCTTCCTGTCTGCCTCCAAGGCGCAGGCGCACCAGTTCCGATCCTATATCGTCAGCTTCGCCAAGCTGGTCGGCGTGGCGCTGACCGGCGATCCGATGCTGATCACGTCGGACCTGCGCCCGCCCGAGGAAGCGGCGGCCGAACTGCATTTCCTGGGCACCAATTTCCGCACCGCCCAGGGCCGGCACGGCAATTTCTATTTCGATGAATTCTTCTGGGTCCACAGCTTCGAGGAGTTGAACAAGGTCGCCTCAGGCATGGCGACGCACAAGAAGTGGCGCAAAACCTACTTCTCGACCCCGTCGAGCGTCGCGCATCCGGCCTATCCCTATTGGACCGGCGACCGGCGCAACCGCCGGCGTAAGAAGTCCGAGCAGATCAAGATCGACGTCAGCCATGCCGCGCTGGCGATCGGCAGCGTCGGGCCGGATCGGGTCTGGCGCAACATCGTCAATATCGAGGATGCGCAGGCAGGCGGCTGCGACCTGTTCGATATCGAGGAACTGCGCGACGAATATGCGCCCGACGAATTCGCCAACCTCTTCATGTGCGATTTCGTCGACGACAGCATGTCGGCCTTCAAGTTCAACGACATGATCGCCTGCGGCGTCGACAGCCTGGTCGAATGGAAGGATTTCGATCCCGAGGCCGAGCGCCCCTATGGCATGCGATCGGTCTGGGCCGGCTATGATCCGCAGGAAAGCGAGACGGGCGACAATGCCGCGCTGGTGATCGCCGCGCCGCCGCTGGAGATTGGCGGGGACTTTCGCATCCTCGAGCGTCACCAGCTGCGCGGGCTGGATTTCGAACAGCAGGCGGAATTTATCAAGGCTGTGCTGAGCCGCTATCACTGCACCTATCTGGGCATCGACGCCAAGGGCGTGGGTGCTGGCGTCTATCAGCTGCTGGCCAAGCATGGCGCCATGCCTGGCTGCGCGGTTGCAAAAATCGAATATTCGCTCGAGCTCAAGGCCCAGATGATCATGAAGGCGCAGAATGTCGTGCGCCGCGGGCGCCTCAAGATCGATACCGCCATGCTCGATATCGTTTCGGCCTTCGTGTCGATCAAGAAGACGCTGACCACCAGCGGCCGCAACGTCACCTTCAAGGCGGGGCGCGGCGGTGAGGACGGCCATGCCGATCTGGCCTGGGCGACCATGCACATCCTCATGAATGAGCCGCTCGACGGCAAGGAAAAGCCCAAGGGCACGATGGAGATCATATGAGCAAGCGCGCACGCAGACTGAACCGCATGGAAGCCCGTGCCGCCGCCGACGGCGCGATCATGGCTGCCAACGACAATAAGAAAGGCGCATCGATCCAGGCCTTCACCTTTGGCGATCCCGAACCGGTGCTGAGCCGGGCGACGATGCTCGACATGCTCGAATGTTATCATAACCAGCGCTGGTATGAGCCGCCGGTGTCGGTGCATGGCCTGGCGCGCGCCTATCGCGCCTCGCCCCATCATTCGAGCGCGATCGTCCTCAAACGCAACATGCTGGCCGCCAGCCTCGATCCCACGCCCTATCTGACGCGGCGAGAGTTCGCCGTCCTGGTCCAGGACTATCTCGTCCTGGGCAATGCCTATGTGCAGGAGATCCGCAATCGCCTGGGTGGACTGCTGCGGCTCGATCCGTGCCTGGCTAAATTCACGCGGCGCGGGGTGGCGCCTGGGCATTTCTGGTGGGTGCCGGGGCACGGGCAGGAAGCAGAATTCGAGCCGGGCACCGTGCATCAGCTGATGTCGCCCGACATCAATCAGGAAATCTATGGCCTGCCTGAATATCTGTCGGCCCTGCAGTCGGCATTGCTCAATGAAAACGCGACCCTGTTCCGCCGCCGCTATTTCGAGAATGGCAGCCATGCCGGCTATATCCTCTATGCGACGGGCGAGTTTGCCGATGGCGATGTCGATTCCATGCGCGAGGCGCTCAAGAGATCGAAGGGGCCGGGCAATTTCCGGAACCTGTTCGTGCATTCGCCCAATGGCAAGGAGAACGGGATCCGACTGCTGCCTATCGCGGAGGTGGGCGCGAAGGATGATTTTCTGGGCATCAAGAACACGACGCGCGACGACGTCCTGGCCGCCCATCGCGTGCCGCCGCAGCTGCTGGGCATCGTGCCTGCGAATGCCGGCGGCTTCGGCGATGTCACCAAGGCGACCGATGCATTCTTCGAACTGGAGATCGAGCCGCTGCAGGCGGTGTTTTTGGAATTGAACGAGGTTCTGGGCCTTGAGGTGGTGCGCTTCCGTCAGCGAGAGCGCGCGCTTCAGGCTTGATGTTGGGCTACTGCGAAGGAATAAAACATATCAATGCTCACTTGAAGGCGCATTCATCATGAGTCATTCTCACCCAATGGATATTGATTTACTCAAGGTCGATTGGAAAGCGGGTAGAGTCGTCGAGGAAGAGCTCAGGTTTCCGGCCATATTCGAAGATACCGCAGGTTGGGTGATTCTGCTCCCAAACGAAATGCTTGCTGCATCGAGCAAGGCCGAAGATGATGTTTTAATTGCCTTTGGGGGCCTGATTGGCTGGATAGCGGACGCAGCACAGAAGGCATTCGCAAGGGATGCCTTAGTAAAATATGATGATGGCTTCGAGATGCAAATAATTGCAGCTGATTTCAGCTTCTCAGTTCCATCGCGCCTGGTAAATTGAGAATCAGGTCCACTGCGTAAAAATCCAAACTGTTATTTTTGGTGGCGAATAAGTAGTCCATTGGGAAGTTTTTAACTTAAATGTTAAAAGCGGATTCGCAGAGTGGGTGGTCGCTCAGGCTAATGGCGGCGTTCGTGTGTAAGATGTAGTATTAACATAAATCAAATTTTATTTGTTTTGATGTATATAAGAGATTGTCCTACGCTGCTCGCGATGGAACTGGACTGTCGGACATTTTGGGCTGTAGCGCAAAAGGTGGTGAATGCCCATGGTGTTGACGCGCCAAGATTTGCCGCGCGTCAGATCGAGTTTTCCGCCAAGGCTGGAGATATGAGTAGCCTCAAGGCTTGGAATTCCATTGCCGACCGGATTGACCAATTAATGGCGGGAAAAGTGGCCCCCTACGAGGGGTGTTAGAATGCAAGCGCTATTTCGAGAGGGTGGGGAGGTGCTTAACTCCATTTCCATTCGAGGAGATGTCTTTTTCGACTGACGTGTCGGCCGAATTTCTCCAAACTTGATTTGGCCGTATCCCTATAATCTCGTAATCATGTGCGACTTCTCGTCTGCGGTTAGGTGCAGCAGCGAGCATATACGACCCTCCGGACTCTCTGGCTCTCCTGACATCCGCGCTCAAATCCGTGAGCTATGCGATTCTATGTCTAAGGAATAAGTCTCTCGCAATCCGAAGCGTCTCCTTCTGCTCCTGTGTCAAAGTTTCCTTCCTGTTGTGCTGTTCATATTGGAATAGGTCGTCCAATACTTCACTGAGGCGAGCAAAATCGACAGGGGAATCTGCGACTATGGCGGTGAGGCGCGACAACAGTTTTTCAATGTCTTGCATGATTTTATCCGGCTTGCATCGCTAAATCGGCGGTGCCGATGATCCCGGCGCTACCATTCGAGGAGTGCTTGAAGAGGTTTCGCGACCGGCATCGAGAACAGCCTAGAGGATGGCCTATGCTGGTCAACCGGCATAAGTATCGTATGACCGCCAAGCCAATTATCTTCTAAGGCGGCCCGTCATGCTGCCTTGCGACATTTCCTTGTGCCGACCCATTGTGACCTCCGCATCGATAGCACTGGGCATCGCCTGCCTGTTTGGCTTGTTACCGGATCGCGCCACCGGAACTCGGAATCTCATTCTTGCGGCGGAGGGGCTTGCGCAGGGCTTGGGGCGACCTTCTATAAAGTTCGTTGGTGATAAGGCGGTAGCAGATCACGCGACTGCGTTCGCCCCATCTCGATCTCCTGGTTCCTTTCGGCGAAGGGAAGACGCTAATTTTGACCTCGATCAGAGCCGTGACGGCGATCGGCTGGTCCGCGCTACGCTCTTTCCTTTTTCCCGGTCACGACCGAAATCTTCGATATAGCGCGACGCTTGATCAGATCTATAATTTCTCTAACGTAACGATATTCTTGCTCAGGAACGGAGGCAGCTAATGAGCGATCAGAAGCGGCGACCATATTCTCTCCATGATTTTGTCTGTGCAGAAGCCGAAGCGATCTTGCGTGGCAAAGAAGAACTGTTCGAAGAATTTGCCGGTATAACCGATTGGGTTAATCTCACGCCTGCACAGGATGGGGCGATCAAAGAGCTAAGGCGCAGGCGGCTAACCCCATCCGAGAGGCCGCCACTAGCCGACGGACACGCCGATGACCGCAGCAGCGATAGCCCCCAGTATGAAAATGACTAGAATCGCCGTTTCTATGCTTCCCATCAGTTCCGGTCTGTCATCGCTGGGGCGCCGTTTCATGCAATAACGATATCGCGCCGACGAGTAACGTCAATCTGCATTTTTGAGACACCTGACTATCGCGCCGTGTCAGTCGGTCAATCCCGGTTTCAGCTCGCGGTATATTTTCCGGATGTAAAGCCATCGCCGTTTCTCGAACGAAAGAAGCGGGGCATGCCTGATCCTTCGAGCAATATACCGTTCGGTGTTTTCGGATATCCCGTAGCGTTCGATGATGTCGTCGAGGCGCATCGCAGCACTTCGCTGCCAGCCGACATATGAGTCGAAAAACCACCCAAACCGATTGGAATGAACGCGCCTGATCTCCATTTTCGCTCCTCCGACAATCACAGGCATTCCGAGATGGAGGCTTCTCAATGTGAATTGAATTGATTCGTCAAGAATTATGTTTTCGAATGCGAAACGATTCTTTGTTCGGGTGGGGTGTAATGGAGGTTTGCCGGGAATGTGCTTGCCGGATTAATGCTGACCACGCGCATGGTCGCATATGCCGTCAATCCCGAACGAGAGACGTTCGTGCAGCCATGTGTCGAGTAATTCAGCCTGTTTCACGGTTAATTGTACAGGTGCGTCGCGTTGGAATAGCTCGGCTAAAGACTGGAATACCGGGTGGGATTGATCGCAACTGGACAGGGCGGATCGGACCGAAAGCACGTGTGGCAGATCGAATGTTGTGCGGATCCCATTTCCATCGTCATAATATCTGAACATGAAAGCGTTCCTTTGAAGCATCTGTCTGCCGAGGCAAATTCCGATCCCCCGATATATATGTTGCGGCTATGTGCATGTGAATGCTCAACTTAGATAGAAACCCAGACAGGAGCGATCATAACGAGGCAATGGCTCCTGCTGGCAAGACCAAACTCATCGATGTGGGTGGGGATTCGTGGAGAGCAGTGTCACGGTTGGACCCCAACGAACGCGCTTTTCCCCCCGCCTCGCCCGCGCGCTTTTTATGTCGGTTTTGATGCACTGCCGGCACTCGGCATGAAACGGCCTGGATCCTAGGCCGAAGACCTTTCCTACAGCACTGCGCGCTGATGCAATCTGATGCACGCGGGTGGCCGCTAGCGCGGGATTCGATCAATTCGCTCATTTCGACCTGGGCTCCCCCTGGGAAGCCCCCGGTGGCGCGCAAGCGGCACCGGTCCCCGACGTTCGATCGGAGCGGTTTGCTGGCCCTTGAAGGCGACGGTGGTGGTGATCTCCGCAAATCTACGCCTGGCGCAGCCAGTCCTTTCTAATCTTTAATAGTCTTCCCTAGGACAGTGCACTTTCTGTGTGCCCGCGTTAGCGGCTCTATCGAGCGCGCGGCCGAGGGCTTCCAATCGCTCATTGAGGGCGCGTGATCCCGCTTTGCCCTTCCGTTCTTCAGCTTCGATGTTCGACCGAAACTCAGGATGCCAGATTGGGTTGTCGGGCGGGGAGATGCCTTCGGCATAGTTCGTCATTGCCTTGGGAGGCCGTTGCCCCTTGTTGGCGAAGTGACGCTTCACGGCTTCGCGCCAGCGCTGTTTGACACGGTTCGGGAGCGATCGAATGTCAAAAAAGAAGGCGTTGGAGATTTGTTCTCGCTGAGGGCCTTTCCGGCCAGCCGTTTCGGCTTCGGTTGTGCGTCGAACCCAACGCAGTCCTAGCCACTTCACGAAGCGGTAGCATGCCTTGATCACGGTGTTCCGATGGCAGCCAGCTTTGGCCGCCAGTTCAGCGTAAGACGGGTCGAGGCGGCCGGTCTTGAAGTCCAGGCGTTTGAGCAGAGCCAGTAGGATGCGCCGGTCTCCGTCCTGCAGGCGGTCCTTGCCCTTATAGCAGTTGATTCGCTGCTGCTGAAGCGTCTCGTCGAACGCTTGCATCATGGCGCCGATCAACGACCAGCCCTGTTCCTTGCTGCCATCGCCGACGCGGCGAAACACCTGCGCGCGCCGGTCGTTGGCATCATAGCTCCAGCGACGGGGCGGCTTGTCCTGGCTGGTCGACTCTTTGCGATCAAGGAAGCCGAACGCGATCTCGCCGAATGCGCGCGCGGTCAT